GGTGGTTGATCTATGATTTGGTCTGCTTCACCGCTTTGATGCATTCCTTCCATTGTCTGCACCATAGTCTCAGCCATTTGCTGCTTATCTGGAACCATAGGATTTGTAAGCCTAACCTGGCCTTGAATATGAGTCTCAAGGAACACATCAAATACGGCTTTCTTAGCCTGATCTAAAGCTAAATACTTATCGCCAAGCCTGTAATCGTTTAGCTCTTGGATATACATCGGATGATTATCAAGTTCATGGTAAGTGGGTATTTCTCCCTGCTCGATTTGTTCAATAGCCTTCTTAATATTGGCTTCGGTAAGAGCTTGCGTCTTCCACATTTCAGCTACATCACCAAACTCAAGCATTTTAAGTACTTTTGCCTGAAGTTTTGGGTCTTGTGGGTTACCTAGTAAGCCCATCTGGTATGTGTTAATGATGTCTTGGCGTTTTAAGACCTTACTGTTAGGAACTGTCGAGCCAGGAATACAGAAAGCATCTGTATTCCCTTTAAATCTTCACCCTTAAACTCTTTAACTGCGTACTCAAGGCCATCACCGGCAGATTTAAGAAGTCTTTCTACAATGTAATACTTTGATGCGTACTTTAAGACAGCAGAGCCAAGTTTTGAGTAAGTAATTTCATTTCTTGTGGTCTGAATTGATAGCCTTGTTTGGTCTTGCTCTTGTAAAAGCTGACCAAGGTTGCCAGGCATGGAAGCTGATTCTAGCTTTCCTTGTGAAGTCTCGCCAATACCTGAAGTTCTATCAAACTCGTTATCAAGGGTAGATATTTCCTCATAAACATAAGCAGGAATAACTGGTATGTTCATGGTTGTAGGAGGTGGCGCGTTTGGAACTGGAGTATATTCTACCACTTCACTTGTGGCATTATTAATAGCCTCTTGAGAAAGGCCTGCGCCTTTAGCCGCCATATACTTACCAGATAAATTAAGTCTTACCCAGTCACCACATCTGCCACGAGTTAAGTTGTACTGATCTTGTATTGGTCTTAAGTGGGTAATGATGGCTTCAGGGTTATATCTGCCACCAATGATAATATCATCAGCCTTAAATATATCGTACTCACCAATGGGTAGCTCTTTATCTTCTAAGATAACTCCACTTGCACCGACAACCATACGCCCGTTTGGATACTTCTCACAGCGTCTTTCGTAATAAACAATCTCAATTGCCGCATTTTTCATCTGTGATTCTTGTGAACCACCAGAATTACCAGACAAACCGTTAGCTTTTAGGTCATAAATACTAGAAATTAACCAAGCATCTTCTTCTTTTACAGCAGGGCCTCTATCTGGGTATTTGGTCCTAAAGTAATCAAGCTTTCTAACCTTAGCTTTAATGATGAATTGAGCGTCTTCTAAACGCTTAGCTAACGGGTCTGGGAAGATCTCTAGGCAATTATGAACTTCAATTCTAATATCACCTTCGTAACCGGATTGCTCACCAGTTAAAGGGTCAATAAGAGGCTTACCTAGTGTTGAATCCCAAAGACATTGGATATAAGCATGTCCACCCTGCATGGCCGACATATGTAGTTCTTGTCTTTTCTCGGTAAAATACTGCTTATCAAAAACATCATTTAGAACTTTTAAGCCTAAACGTGCAGCATCTTTGTCTTCAGAGGTATTGGAGTTTGGTCTAACATCGTACTTAGGTGGTGACTGACAAATCCTGGCTAGTCTGTTTTGAACCACAGGCAATATCTTGTTGATGCGATAACGTGGGCTATTAACCCTAGTCTTCACATCAACATTTCTAAACTGCCTGGTAGACGCATCAAACCTAACACCACTAAAGCCCATTAAATAAGCTACGTTTGTAAGGTAGTTATTCTCTAAAGCTAGTCTATTCGGGTTAGATCTAATGTCTTCAAGCTTAGACTTGATATAGCCGTAAAGCTGGACTTCTTCTGGCGTTTGCTCTTGCACATCTTGGATAGGACCAAGTGGAGCACCATCTTCGTTACCAGTATTTTCACCACCTAAGAGCTTTTTGGCAAGCGTTTCAAGTATACTCAATGGCTAAACTTCCCGTTTAATTCGTCTAATATTGCTTGTTCCTCTGCACTGATCTCATTATCAGGCAAAGTCTGACTTTCTTTGGGACGGTAGCTCTTGGTAGAAACATACTCAGCGTAGTTCCTAGACATAATTTTGTCAATAAGCCTATGAACACAGATAGACCAGAAGCCTAGCTGTATTACATTCATAGCCAATAAGGCTACGACCAAAGTTTGTGTATCCACTTTAGTAAGCCGATTTCTTTTCTTCGCTTAAGATCTTCTCACGAGTACCTTCTTTAAAAACTCTGATTCCAGGGTTTCCGTAGGTAAAGCTCTCAGTCGGGTTATTTTGATAATGAATTTGTAAAGCTCTTCGGTTACTTCAATATAACCTGTGCCGTCGTGTTGAGCCTCCCATTGAGCAGTCCGAAACTCTTCAGGATTAGAAACAACAGCTTTTTTCTGTGGTTCCTGCGCTTGGTTCATGGTCTCCATGACTGGCATGGTAGTTAAATCGCCTAACGCTTCAGCCTTTTTAAAAGGGTCTTTAGTATTCTTGAACATCTTCATCGCTCCTTGATGGTTGTTTATGAATATTTTGTATATACCAAGATTCAAACCTTGGGTCATTTGGACTATGTGGTTTCTTCTGCTCCTCTGGCCTGTCATCTGGAGGGTAGTAGATGTATTCAATGGATGCAAGTGCATCTATCAAATCATCATGAAGACCACGGGGAAATTGTAAAAGCTCTAGCTCTAAATCCTGTAATCCTTGGTTTAGAAATATTCTATTCCACTCAAACCTAGGCACAAGAGATAAGATTCTAGTCTGCTTATTTTTATCATTGGGCGGCCTTATTCCCTTAACAGGTAGGACCACATTACGCCTTCGCATTTCTTCGTCAAGAAAGTAAAGAAGGCTTTTCTGATACGCGACTTCTTCGATGCCAATAATTGTAGGTTTAAACTCGTCTTGAAGCTTAAAGATAAGGCCAACGATCTGAGTCGGGTTAAGTCGGTATCTCTTTGCATCTTTGATATACCATCTGTTTTGGGCGTCAACTTGGACGACAACCACGCCCGTATAATCATTACCATCAGCTTCACTAAGAGCCGGGTCAACGAAAACGAAGGTATTAAGCTTTCTAGGAAGTTCCTCATAATATTTAAACCACTCTCTTTTAAAAGATTGCTTATCAGAAGGTATGATCTCGTTTAAGTATTGGTTAGCATATAAATAACTACCCATAGTTCTTTTCGCGTTATCTAAGAACTCACGTGATAGCTTCTCTGGGAAAAAGAGAGAGCCGTCATCCCTAATGGCTCGCTCATAAACAACAGTCCATTGCATGAAAGTTAATGAACTCCTAAATCAAATATTTCTATTTTTCTCTCCACACCTTCCCATTGGAAGATGGCTTTATTCTTTTTGGTTAACTCGTAAATGACTTTGCTTGGTAGCACCATGCTCTTTGATTTACGAAGGGCATAGAGGAACATCTTCTTAGATGTGAACTCGCGCTCATAGACTTGTTCTTTGCCGTCTGGTTTTTTCCAGGTCTCTACTACTTTAATCATGATAGTATTTTAGACCTAAGCCTGCGTTTACCTCTGCCCCGTAAGGCAGAAGAGTTACCGTCAATTGTGGCTTCCATTATAATACCGATGCACCAGCAGTATAGCCAAGAGTCATGGAGGCAATCGCTGTTGCTCCAGTAGCAGCCAGATAGAACACAGCAGGCCCACCAATTGAATAGACTTCTGTAGTCCCTAAGATCTTACCAGTACCACCAGGATGACTTGCAGTTGATGCTCCTGATAATTGTGGTGGCACTATCTCTAAACTTCCACCAGATACGTATTGAAGGGTTTCTGCGTATTGGTAGCCCGATGGCATTACCCTAAGAATCTGAGAAATACCTACGGCAAATCGTGTTGCTCCAATGACTGAAATTTCGTTTTGCATTTATGCTGCTCCTTTTATTTCATTCCTTAAAATATGGCCTATTAAATCCCACTCAGAGTACCTGGTCCCTATGACAACATAAGTGCCTTTGTTTTCCAAGATAGAAGTATTCATACGATAATGATTAATTACTTTTTCGGCATTTTCAATAGTATTAGTGTTGTTTGGGCTATTGTAATCATCGCCTATTATAACATCATAATGCTGCCCTACTTTGGTAGTACCAACACCGCCAACAGTGATAGAGGCTTCTTTTAAATTCTTGGTTCTTTGCTTGATTATGATTTCAGATTCATTCCAGCAATTGGATTTAAACTCACCAAAGAGATTAACTAAGTATCTGTTTTGTAGGTGGGCTTTGATTTCTCTTAAGAACGTAGCGCTATTAGTGTAAAGCTCAGAGTCAATGAGGATACGCAGATTAGGGTTATTAAGTAAAAGCCAAATGGGGAAGGCAACGCAGGCAATACTTGACTTAAGACACCCGCGAGGAACGCATATAAGCTTGCGAGTATAGTCACTTTCCAAAGCATCAATAATACCTTTATGAGTGTGTGGGTTAACATCTTTATAGCCCATTGCTATTTTGCAAAGAGCGTATAATGAATGTTTTAAAGCTAATCTATGTAGCTCTAACTCTTTTTCCACTCTTTTAGCACTTCTATTAATTCTTTGGTAGTTTCTGTTAACTCTTCAGAGACACCATGAGTAACATTTTGTTTAGACTCTTCAATGATTTCTTTTTTCTCTCTATAATCTTTGAATCTATTCTTCATAAAAACATCCAAACCTTGTCATTAAAGCCTTTTGGATTCTCAAGATTTATAATACCTTGCTCTTCCCAAAACTCTTGGCAATGGGTCATCGCAATGCTACATGCTGCGGAAAACTCCTCATGAACTTTACGCCATTCATTAACCGTATCTATGGAAACTTCAATAGAAGAAGCAAACGAAGCAAGCGACTTACCTAACTTCAAATGCTCTATAACATCTTCGCAATACCTAGCGTCATATTTAGTTGGTCTGCCGCCTAGATTTCTATTATTACTATTACTATCCACATATAAACAGTATTTGCATATTAAATAATATATTAATATTATTCTTATATGAATGAAATACCTATAAAGAAGCCTAAAGTGAAGTCAGTACCTTATTCTATATTACTGCCGATAGATTTAAAGCTTAAGCTTGAAGAGCTAAGAGCGTTTGATGGGGTGGATGTAGCAGAGTGGGTAAGAATGCTAATCTCTGATGCTGTTGATAATTACGAAGAGGCCAAAAAAAAGAGCTAACAAGCTTGTCTCAAACTTTTTAGCTCCCACATTGCCTAATCCTATAGCTTTGGGTTTAAAGGAGTCAGTTTTAAGACAACGCTTTAAAGCTTTGATTAGGTTGATTCATACTCTAATTCTAGCCAGTTTATGGAATCTATTCTAGGTCTAGCTATTAATTCTTTATCATTGGCGAGTGTTTCCAGTCTTTTTTGAAACCATTCATGACCCATGTCTAGGGTATCGCAAATGACTTTAATGGAATTATTTTTGGATTCCATGAGTAGTTCATTTATTTCTTTATTGGCAAACTGAATAACGCTTAAGTTTTGAGCTGATGGTTTACGTTTTTGTCTACCTTCGGCGATGTTGCGGTCTTTAACATGAACAATTAGGTCGTCAACCATACGAAGGAGCACGGCAAGCCAGAGGCGTCTTTCAGGGGTATGGGAGTAGTCTGTTAGACAAACCGATTCCATGTTTTATTTTGGTTATTGTAGTTTTCGTGAGTCATGAGTCACTGGACTAGGTTCTCATCAAAAAGGGATTTATTAAGCTCAAGCTCTCTTATTTGTTCCAGGACATATTTATAAGCTCTAATGAAAGCATAGATTTCTTTAGCTTGAGAAACCCTTGCCAGGTCAAAGCTATCAGTTTTAGCGGGCAGGTAGTGGTAAAGCTCATCTAGCCTTGCCTCTATTAGCTCGCGTAGGTGGTGAAGTTTAGTCATGAGAATCCTTTCTCATAGACCTTAATTAGATTTAAGATTGTGTAAGAAGTAAAGGCTAAAGTTTAGTCTTGTGCTCTGGAGATAGCTTTATCAATGATGTCGTCTTCCCCTATTAGGTTTTTAAGAAAGACCTCATTGTTTAAGGTGGTGGGTTTACCATCAATGTGAATAGCTTGGACTGATGATTCTTGTGGGGAAACCAGGACCTCAATATCAAGGCATAGTTCTTTAATTTCTTTACCACGCTCATCCTGAATAACTAGGTAGTAGTCTAGGAATATACGTTTTAAGATCACTTCTAGTAAATTCATAAATTCCCCTTTCATCGTGTGTGGAAGAAGAAATAGAATACTTATTCAAGTAATTCAATAAGAATTTGTTTAGTTAGTAGTTTTCTTTAAATTACGCCGCAATGTGGTAGAAAAGTAGATAAGCAAAGATTATAAGCAAAATGAAATAAAGGGCTATACAAGCGATTTCGAAGTTAGAGTAGACCTTCATACGGTTGGGCTCTGTCTTTTGAACTGTGGGCTCAGTTTGTTCGTTAAGCTTTGATTTAAGGGGTCTATGAACAGACCGACTACCTCTGTATTTAACTGGCATATAATCTTAGTCTTGTTAATGCTTGGAAGTTAGTCAATAAAGAATAAAAAAACCCCGATATCTCTACCGGGGCTAAAAAGTACTTGCCAACTGGGGCAAAATTTATTTTACTAAATGTGCGTGAAATAGTTGGTCTTAGCTTAATGCTTTAGAACCAACTAAATCAAGCAAAAAAATAGAAGTATGCCAAGAGCCCAACAGGAGCTGGTGAACAGATGGCGTTGGGGGAATCTTATGGAGTCAAGGTTTTGTACGGCCAAGGGGATATAAGGGTAACCTTATTGAAACGAAGTGAGCCACGATACCAGTGCAAAATCCATGTACGAGAGTATGGCCATAAGATGCTGAGCCTTTAGCTTGTGGACACTGTTTTTATAGTTACGTGCCGTTAATGGACTATAAGACCACTTTAAAGAGCCACAATTAAACAAAGGCCTATGAGCCGTGACGGTCTAGGGGTAGGAACCTTTAGAGTGCTAACTCATAGCTAGGAACAGACCATAATCAAATAGAACCACTTTAATTTCTGTTTGCTCCATGGGACTAAATCCTAGCTATGTCCGATCTGATCATTGGGTAATTTTTTCTAAGCAGAAAGGAAAGGGAATTGTTAAGAACTTGTGAGATTTGCGCAAAGCATTACATCTTTACGAAAGTATGGCCATACGAAGATCATGAGAAAGGGTCTTAAATTCAACCAGGGAGTTAGTAAGAAGTTTTGTTCTAGGGATTGTCGTCGTAAGAAGACGAAACAAGATGGCGATAGACAAAAGAAGATTGCCGCCTGCGCCGCCTAAAACGTCTTTTGATGAGCGACCTATTAGTTCTTTGGCAGAAGACAAATGAGTTCATGAAAACTAAAGCTTGTCTTAAAGCTTTGGACCTGGTTTTTAAACGAGACGGTAAAATATGTGCTCTTTGTGGTTCCTCTAAAGCACCTCTACATGTCGATCATATTAAATCTAGGTTCTGGTACCCTAAGCTTAACTAATGATTTAAATAATCTTCAGGTTTTATGTCATGACG